TTTGCCTGCCTTGTTCCTCAAGTCCTCGATCCAAAACTGCGACGGGTCAAATACGTCAGCCGAGTACACCGCGACGCCAAGAGCCGCCCAGTAGTGCGTTGCCACGCCGTAGAGCTTGCCCGGTTGTTTCTTGGTCCCAACCGGCCCGAAGCGATCGATAAGAGCCTGCCTTACGTTGGCATCCTTGGCCCGCATTGAGTTGCACAGGTGCAGCTTAACCGATCGACGCGGGACAAGGCGTAAGTTCCAACTGCCATCGTACAAGAGCGATGCAAACCAACCAATGCCCGCCACCGTCCGAAACGTCTCTTGACCTACCGCCATTCCGAAACACTCAATCCACTCGATGGAAACGTGATCGACACCCTTGAGTAGCGGACCGATCTCAAACGATCCAAGCTTGAACACCGGAATCGATTGTAGCCCGATAACCTTTTCCGCTTCGGCATCCCACCAAACAAACGCACTTTCGACCGGCCCGGGGTCAATGCCTAGGTATATCAATTTCCAGACTCCTTAATCCTTTGAAAACTAACCGCCCTATCTTTTTCAACCGAACAAACCTCGCACAAAACGCCATCGATTCGCACCTTAAAACCGACATAGAAAATCGGGTTAGGTTGCCACTCGTAGGTGACCTTAATTTCTTGAGGCTCACCGAGGTTGATCCTCGGGGATGTGAGCCTAATCGTATTGCCGAAATTTTGTGTTGCCTTGTCGCTCATTCGCCCGCCTCCTTTCGTCGCTTGCGGTCGGCTCTAATAACCGCCCGAACAATTTGATAGTTGCGATCAAGGGCCTTGGCGTATGTCGTTTGTTTAATGCGGTTGCGATAATCATCCGCCTTCCGGCCAAATATTGCACGCCGACAGATTTTCCTTGCTTGCCTGAGTTTCATTCGCCCACTTCACTTTCCTTTTTTTCTTTAAGTTTTTCAATCGCGGTACGATAGGCAACGGATTTACCTAGCTGGTAGTTAGCTGAATCTGCGTCACCAGTTGGTATTATCTTATTCATTCGGGTTATTGCCTCAAGCCGAAGCTCCTCAAGGTACTCAATAAATTCTTTGCGTTTCATTCGCCCACCTCCTGAATCAATCGATCCAAATACCATCGAGCCTTTTTCAAATCATCGACGCCGCCCTTTTTTGGCCATCGCCAAAGGTACTTTATGACGTTGCCCCAAACGTAGCCGATAAAGCCATCGCCCGTTGCCGCCTTGATAGCCTCGATACACTCAATGCCGCCTTGCTTGTAGTGGCTAGGGTTGATGGGGTCGCTAGTTCGCCCCCTTGCCTCCATGATGCCCTCGACAAACTGATCGACATTCACGCCATCCATGCAAGGGCTAGGGGCTAGGGGGTCGCTCGAACCATCCGGGATTTCCGGAGAGTTGGACGGTTCGACAGGTCGGCAATGATCCTGGTCAGCATAAAACCAGTTTTCATCGCCGCTTCCCGTCACTTTCATTAGGCTCTCGCATGGCTCGATCACCTTGCACAATACCCAAGCCTTATCGCCCACTTTCAGTTGCTCACTCACCTTGCACCTCGATTCCTGTTTTTGAAAACTCTTTGTTCGCTGCCCAAAAACTCTGGCCGTAAACTTCCGTTGTCAGCCTCGCGCTAACGTTGTCGGCTTCGGCTACCTTGGCTCGCACCCAAACAGTATCGCCGACCTTCACTTGCCTGCCCTCCGTGCTGGATGGGTCTTGTTCGTTAGTTTTGTGATCCATTGCCTAAGCTCCTTGTTTCTTGCCTGTAGTAACTTCACCCTAATCTTCAACCGGTACACTTTGTCCCGGAGGTTGCGGGTCTTTTCGTCGTCGTCGGTCATCGTAAATCCAGTTCCATATCATCGAGCCTAGTAAGCTCTGGCGTAAGCCTGATCTGTTCGCCTTGGTCGCTTGCTAGCTGGACAACAATCCACCTACCGCCAACCCGTTTCTTTCTTGTTTCGCAGCACCACTCCGCTGACTTTTGCGATCCGTACCATCCATCCATTCGCCCTGTATCCAAATCAAGCACTAAGTAATTCACGCTAGAATCCTCCATTGTAATTAGTCAACTCCGATCCAACCTTAAATTCCCGGTCCCCGGTCGAGTACACAGCACCGCGCCGCATACTTAATTCCGTCTTGCTCATTTCGCCATCGCGAAACTTGGCTATGTAAACATCCATTTTTTCCGCCGCTCGATCCTCCCGATGCAAAAGCATTACGATATCCGAATCCTCTTCGATCGAACCGGATTCCTTTAAGTGCGATAGCGTTGGGGCTTCACCCTCTGCCGCCCTGCCGACCTGAGCCAATACAACAATCGGTATATTTAACTGCTTGCTCATTCTGCAAATCTCATTGGACACATGCGAGACCTGTAGCCGCCGGTCGCTGATTTCCCTTGGGGCTTTTATTAACTGGATGTAGTCAATCACAACTAGCTTGCATCCTCTTCGAGCAATGTCAGTTCTAATTCTGGATTCAATAGCCGCGATGGTAGCCCCTGGTTTATGCCAAAACTCCATCGGGCATAAATGATGGTCCGCTGCCACCTCAAGCATTTCGTTTAGCTGGGCATCCGTGTAGGTCGATTGGTTGATGTCGCTAGCCTTGAGGCTTGTACCCCTCAGCATGAAACGCAATGCGAACTGCCGAAAGCTCATTTCAAGACTAACAAATAGCGTCGGCTCGTTTCGGTCCCTTGCTGGCCTCAATGCAATTTCTGCTCCTACTGCCGATTTACCGATCGACGGCCGCGCCCCGATGGTAATGTACCCCGCTGGCAGTCCGCCGAATAGCGATTCATCGAGCCTTTCAATCCCAGTCGCAAAAACCGAAGTGCTTTTGGATTGCCGGTTTTCTTCGCATTGTTCCAAGAATTCATCGAGCACCAAGCCTAGCCGCTTTTGCTCGACGCCTGCCCCGTCGATAATCGTAGACGCCGCCGACATTTCGCCTGCAAACTCAACCGGGTCGAATTCATCGCCCTCGCATTGCTTCGCTAGATCGTCAATAACGCGCCGAAGCTTTCGCCTCTGAGACGCCTTAGCGACCTGCTCGGCGTAGTATTGAACGTGGTGAGGCATCCCTTCGGCCATAAGCTCGACGAGCCTAGAAACGCCCCCTACAAGGTCTAGCACCTTGATTCGGTCTAGTTCCGCTGCAATGTTCGTCGCGTTGAGCGGGACCGCTTTTTTGAGCAAAGCTTGAATCGCGAAAAACACTTGAGAAAAACCGATCGAAACAAAGTCGGTAGCCGTCACGTACTCTTGGGCGATGTAGATCGCCTCAGGCTTGACAATCAGAGCCCCGATTAGGTTTTCTTCGTCCTTGATGCATCGGGCGGTTTTTTCGGCCATTAGTATTTCCTCAGGTTCGCGTAGGGGTCGACCTTCGGTTTAGCCTTCGGGTCGACATGGCTCGGCTTGATGCCCTGCCACTCGTTCGCCGTGGTGAGGTTGATACATGCAAGCAAGTGATCCCGATCGCGGTAGGCTTGATCCCAGCCCCGGCAGACGTTGCCTCTGTCGCGGATTGGGTGTCCGATGTTGCGCCGCATCCGCTCCCAGGCTTCGAGAGCTTCGCGCACCTCGGGCGAGTCTAGCCTTGGGGGGATGTCGAATTGGCCGATTGTCTCTTTGGGCTTGCGCTTTGGCTTTTCGTCTGGGGGCGGTTCGATCGCTTTCGGTTTTTGGTCTCCCTTTGAGGGGGCTACCGCTTCTCCCCCTTTAGGGGGATTAAGGGGGTTTTCTAAAATACTCTTCTGTTCTGTACTCTTCTGTTCTGTGGTCACGGTTTTGTCACGGTCCGACAGTGACAAGGCAGTGACAGAATCGTGACGCTCTTTAGCTGCTTTTGCCGCCTCCAATTCCTTCAATTCCCTTGCGTTTCGTTGGTTCATCGAGTTCTGTAGCCTAGCTTTGGCCGACTTGGAAAGCCAATTTTCCCACTTCGGGAAAGAGATAAACGGCCTTCCGTCGTCACCTTTGCCCTCAGTCAACCAGCCTACTTTCGCCATCGCCGCCACCGCTGTCGGAAGTTTGACGGCTCGCGACAGTGACAAAATCGTGACACCTGTCACGGTCCCATCGTGACAATTTCGTGACGCCCAAGACCAAACCTTGTGCAAGCA